ATGCATATAAGTTACATTAGAAACATCCCATTTAGAAATATCTTCATTAAAATCAGATTTTTCAAATAAATTACTCATATCAGTAACCTCTGACGTGTTCCAATCTTCAATCTTACCATATTTTTTGATAATAGCGTTCCTTGTCTCACCACCTTCAAGGTAGTCTTTGACGGCAACACGAATACTTTCGTTGTCTAATACCAAGATAATAAAAGGGGTGATCTCGTAAAGTGCCACGAACTCGGGCACATAACTCATTTTTAAAGTAAATTTGTTGTGAAATCATATACAGTTTCAAGGTCGTTTTTTCATCATTTTTATAATATTCATTCTTCAAGAAAATTTAAGTTAAGATTATGCTATTATCTTTTTTTAAGAACTTGATTGTACTGGAGGATTCGTGAATACATAATTTCAAAGAATCCAAGTATCTGATAAGCTTTTACACGTCTTCTGAAAAAAATAAATACGTAATATAAAGATACTAAAGATACTATGGCAGACGATGATAGTGTATCATTAAATCCAAATGACATAGAAACATGGACTGAAAAGCACGAAGATGACATCATAAGATTGATACAAAAATCAAAGATTCATAAAGAATATCATCGTGAAGCAGGACAATATTGCAAAAAATGGGGACATATTTTAGAATTACCACCAATTTTATTTCCTATAATACTGGCACCTATATCTTCTACATTTGATTCATACAATTGGGTTGTATACATGAACATGAGTGGATTCATTATTTCAGGTTTGTTGGCTGCTATCGTTAAACATTTTAACTTTTCTGTTTTAGCCAAGGAACATATTGATATTTCAAGAAGTTATGTTGAATTAAAGGATACTTTAAGAAATGAATTGAATAAAAATGTAGCATTCCGCACACAAGTTTCTGAATTTACAAATAGTTCTTATAAACAATATCATAATCTAATGAACATTGCTCCATTTATAGATAAACATATAATTAAGAAGGTGAAGGATAAGAATGAGGATAAAAAAGAATACAATAAAGAGATTGATGATATGGTTACTGCAGAAAAGCAACAGGACAATTATGGCTCAGTAGATAATTGTTAATCTTCGTATTCAACATCAAGAACCTTTCCTAGCATCACAAGAGAATTCGAGTCCATGACAGCAATGCGTCCTAGTCCAGGTGTTTTGTCATATGGCTCAAGGAAGAATGGTTTAGATGGCTCAAATACCACTTCGGCATTCTCTCCGCGTTCAAGAGACTCCGGCTTTTCGAGCTTAGTTCCACCAGTCTTCTTACCCATCTTCCAATTGATCTCTGTCATCTTACAAGAACACTTTGCGGTCCGAACGTGAATAATAGGACAGAAACCAGGTTTTAGCTTACCCGGATGATCCTGAACGGAAACCATTGCTGTAAACTTCTTAACCGGCTTACAAATTCCATCCGTAGTCTTGTAGATTACATCACCAGCCTTTGGCATATTATCCTTTACAAGACCCTTGATGGACATTCCGATGTTATCACCGGGCAAGCATTCTGTGAACTTCTTATGATGCATTTCCATCGAAAACATCTTACATCCCGTGATATTGTTGGGTGCAAATGAAAGAGGATCATCAACCTTGGCAACACCCTGTTCAATGCGACCGGTAATAATCGCACCTACACCCTTGATGTTATAAACACCAGATACAGGGATACGAAGAGGTGCTTCAATATTACGCTTGGGTGGGGTCACGAACTTCTCTAGAGCATCAAGAAGTGTTACGCCCTTGATCTGAGTTGTAGGGTTAATATTCGCAGTCCATCCATCATACCAAGGCATCTTGTCGGTAGGCTCTGTGAGATTATCGCCATTGAATCCAGAATAAGGAATGAAAGGAATTTTCTTGGGTTTCATTCCACACTGCTGAAGCATGGCACTCATCTCCTTCTTAATCTCGTCGAAACGTGTCTGGGACCAATCGCAAGAGTCCATCTTGTTAATACCGACAATTACTTTTTCGATACCAAGAAGAGCGAGTAGGCGAGCATGCTGACGCGTCTGCCCTTCGACTTCACCCGTAGCACGGTCTCCCTTGGCAATTGCAGCCTCAAAGCCACCCTTTTCAGCGGGAATGAGGATGAGAGCAGCATCAGCCTGGCCAGCTCCAGAAATCATGTTCTTCACATAATCGCGATGACCGGGGGCATCTACAATAGAATAATGATAAGAATCTGTGTAAAACTCCTTCGTGTTACAGTTAACAGTTACACCACGCTCACGCTCTTCCTTGTTAGTATCCATATAATACGCGAATGCGAAACTAGATTTTCCATTAGCATCAGCCTTCTCCTGGAGTTTAGCCATGTCACGAGCATTGATACCGCCAAGTTTGAAAATAAGATGACCGGTTGTGGTAGACTTGCCCGCATCGATATGACCTGTAACAACGAGAGAAATATGCTGCTTTTCACGAGAATCCGCCATAATTTATAATTCGATTCTATTCAATAATACTGACGACTCTATTCACTTTCTCAAACCATTTTCTTTTTTTTTGATTTAGAATTATGAAAAACTCCTAAAACCTTCAAAAATCTTCAAACTATAAGCTTTGACTTTATTTCATATAAACATAATCGTCTAAATATATCTTACATATGAAGATTTATATATAGTATCTATAATGTTTGACCTCAAAAGTCAAAAGGGACTACGAAGATGTTTAGTAAAATCCGAAAAGTCTTCAAAAGAATATATGATCATGACTGGTAACAAACCCTTTATTTTTCAATTGAATGATGTGTCAATAACGAGATCTGAGAAAACATGGTTTCTTTTCAATACTTCAAACAATGATTTGCTGAATCTTATGAAGAAATTGAAAGTGACGAAGAAGAATTCGTTCTTCGGGTATTTCAATGAATCGTGTGAATTTTATAATCTGAACAAAAATAAAAGTGATCCCATCATTAAAAGATACGAAGTAGTTGACATCATTGCTTTTCTAAAGCTCGAAGAAGAGCAAATTATAGATGAAAAGGAATTCAATGTAAAATTCGAGGTTTTACAGTTGAAAAAACACGAAATCGATAATGCTTTTGATTTTAGACCCTCCACTGAAAATCAGAAAGTGCAAGGAACAAACGAAGATTTGCCTGAAAAGTATCAAAAGATGTTGAAAATGGGGATACCAATGGACGCCATCAAACAAAAAATGGCAATGGATAACTTGAATCAAAGGCCAAAAGCCGAATTATTAAGAGGGATTTCTTTGAAAAAGACCGAACAAATCAAACAGAAACCAAAAGACGAGAAACAATTCGGCGTGTCTTTGTTGCAAATTCAATCTATTTTGAAACGTTTGAAACCGGTAAATTAGACAACTAGACAACTATTTCAATAGAAAGATCAATTTGCGCTTTCGGGTTGAAGATCTTGATGTAGTGATCACGTCCTTTGTTTGTTACTAACAAATCAGTGTTATTGAAAGCACTGAGTACTGTTTGATCTACTTCAATTAAACTGTTTCCAGAAGAATCACTGCCTATTGAAGTGATTGTGTACGTGTCTTGCATTGTCAAATCAAGTGTAGTATAATCTATATTTCCAGAAGGATCAAGTGGAGGTGACGAGCTCAATGGATTAATAAACACACGATCTCCCACAAAAGAATTCGTTTCATCCATGATCGAAACGTTTTCGATAATATTTGTTTTTTCTTGGTGTAACTTAGGCAAATTTGCGAAGTTGACTGTATTTTTCACATTATAGTTTGTTGAAACGGTCGCTTTTTTATCTTTGAAACTTGAAAAAAAATAACTTGTTTCTACACGAATATGACTCATATTCTTCGTTAATGGTGTTTCAAATTTGAAAGATTTATCCATCACTCTTTTACCAACTTTGATTATGTTATCAACCATTTCCACTTCGATATCATCCAAAAACAATTTGGAAGAAACGGTTAGAATTCCAGTTGTTACTGATTTTCCAAATGAAAGAAAACAATCAAGTCGATTATCTTCCGTAAGGGATAAGGAGACATTATTGCATGATACTTTGTTCATCCCATCTTTTTTAGGGACATCACAATCCAAGTGATGGATGGTAATTGTTTCAGATTCCTTAAAATCTATGACATTATCGTTGGTTTCAATGATTATATTTTCTGAATTCGAATTTGCGTCACTAATAAAGACTGAACTTATATTCACTAAACAAATTTCTTCAAGTTCGCTAACAAACAGAGTATCAATAACCATATTTTGTTTGAATGTGAATTCTGATGAACACAGAATCGATTTCAAAGCACAAATCAAAAAATTTGTATAAGCATTCACAGCATTACCATTCAACTTGAATGAACCTTCAAGAAAATCCATATCAAAGTGTTTATTCAAATAGATAATTCTAGATTCTGTGTCCAACTTACCGAAAGTTGTCAAACTATCTTCGTATTCCTTTATTTCTATTGGAAGGAGACATTCCTGTTCCTTATCTACATTGAATTCGAAAATTACATTTCTCAGTATTTTACGAGTTGTCGCTATGTTTTGTATCAGTAATTCATTGTTTCCTTCATAACATATCTTTGTCATAGATCCTAACTCGCGATTACGAATTTTTGTATTATCGTTGGAAGGTATAATCACGGAACGACGTTCTTTCAACTCCTCCTGCGTGAACGCTTTTTCAAAGATATTATAACCCGCATATTTGTTCAACTCGAGATCTTTATGAAGAACAAGTGCCGATTTCGAAAACATATCAAAGGATCTTAGTTGTTCTTCTATATAATTATGATTCGTTAAGGAAACGATCGCTTTGTCAATAGATTTTGAATACTTCATCATATTGACCTTGTAATGTTCACAGACTTTCAGGATAGTTACAGCAATACTTTCGCTATTTGTAAACAAGAATTCTTCGTCTTCAATCATACTTTGTGATAACATCAGCGAAACTTTCGAAGGGTTTACCAATTCACGAGTCATATGTTCCAGTAAAAAATGTATTACTTTTAGTGTGCTTACAATTTGATATGATAAATACGCCATGTGGATATCGTTTTCTTGAATATAATCTGAAAATGCATCAACTAGGCCAAATTTGGTCTCGAAATTCATTATATGATTTCTAACATTCTTCATGGTTAAGACGTATTCGCGCTCTTTGAATATTATGTAATCCGTCAAAACGGATGTAATAGGTGTTATATTTATATCGTTCATTGTATATGGAAACACCAATGATTTCATTTTCAACTCGAATTTCTCGTATATGGACGTATCAATACCTCCAGACGCAGTTGCAATGAGAAATTCGTGTGTTCCAAAATCGATTGTTGTTTTACCGTTAATAGTGTTTGATGAATTTACAAGTTCCCCATCAAATGTTCTTAGAATCACATGGGAATTATCAATATATCCATCAATGACCGAGACAACGTGCGGAATATTGTCAACATTTACAACTATTTTTGTTCCTAGTTCGAAAATCAGTTCATCTCCCACTGCAAACATTGATGGCATGTTTGGTGTCACTAGCTCAAGATGACTCGAATTATTGATTTGGGCATAGAAAATGGTTGCATAGTCTTTCAAAACAGTTGCCTTTGGAAAACTAATTTCAAATGTAAGCGTCTGTAAATTATATGAATCAAAATATAATGGATGTCGAGTTTCAAAGATATAATGGTCGGTATGTTCTTTTGAGTAAGCACAAAATGTTATAGCATTTCCATTCGGCAAGTAAGTATTTGAAAAACCAGACAACTCATCGAAATGAAGGTATAAAAAACTAGGATTCACTGATAACATAGTTTTCGGAACTTCGATGCGAATTTTGCCGATCTCTTTGACATCAGAGAAACGCTTTTGAACCAATATTCCCGTCTCATTTTTGTAGTCTTTCATGAAATGACCTATGATTTCTCCCGAATGTCGGTTTGGATTATACGGCTCATATGATATTCCTTCAAAAGTAAAACCGTTAACATTATCCCCCGATATATTTGCGTTACTATTCAAGTGCACCGGAATCCTCTCGGACTGTCCAGAGTTAGCGTCAAACTTAACACGAAAATTTGATACAGTTTCATGCGTGAGATTACGATGTAATGTATTCAAGACTATATTGAATGTTTTTTTGTTTGTATGAAAGTTTATGAATTTTTCGTCAATCTTTTTTTCATCTTCGTAATTTTTAAAATAGTCTTCTGTGATATTCATCTCATTAAGTATATATATATTTAATAATTCACGAAATCTTCACGCAATCTAAGAATCACGTACAACTTCTTATAATCCAACGTGAATTTGATCTACATGGACATTCGCATGTATATACCTTGAACGGTGAAACTGTTTCTGTTTCGTCGACAACATCATCAATCGACGAAGGGCGATTGATTGCATGTCTAGGACAGCAAGCACATTTCGAAAGCATTTTGACAAAATATCCCGGATCTTCAATTTCGGATCTATAAGCATGCTCAATATAGTCACCGAGGTTATCGATGTGTCTCAATCGACTTTTAATTCCCTCTATTTTGACCAGATTTAAGCTTGGAGCGAAGTCTTTGCGATGAGATACGTTGAATTCATAAATAATAATCAAAAGATCAGCCGACAAGCAATCTAAATAAGACATTAGTATCACTCACCAACACTCACCATCACTCACCAACACTCACTCACCGACACTCACCGATACTCACCGACACTCACCGACACTCACCGACACTCACCAACACTCACCAACTCTAGCTACTATTATGATTTCATGAATCATTTTTCAAAATCATATAAGGTTATACACTATAATCCTTTCAAAATAATATAAAAACATATTTATCAACAAGACTATGAGAAAGGCTAGATATGAATACTTTCATAGGCTCTGTTAAGCTAATCTGTAACAAATGTGATGGAAATGATCGTATAAAGTGGGATGAATACTTTGCTTCAATGGCGCTTCTTGCATCGTCAAGATCTCCTTGTGAAAGACTTCATGTCGGTTGCGTGATTGTAAAAGATAATCGTGTTCTTTCGATGGGATATAATGGTTTTTTTAGTGGTGCTCCTCATATTTCCATTATTCGTGATGGACACGAACAAGCAACTATACATGCAGAACAAAATGCAATCGCTCACGCGGCAAAACAAGGAATCTCTTTGAACGATTCTATTGCTTACATTACTCATTTTCCGTGCGTTAATTGCTTCAAAATCCTCATTTCTGCAGGAATCAAAAAGGTCTACTACATAGATGATTATCGTAACGATCCAACTAATATTGAACTTTCACAATTGTCTAAAGTGAGCATAGAAAAACTTGAAATATAAAGATAAAATGGTTTATAATATGAGTTAATATGAGATAATATGATAGTTATATGATAGCTAAATGAGAATATGATTGTCAAGTTTATTAAAGATTTCGTGGTCAAAAAGCTTAATTCTCCGGAATATTACACTCATCATCTCGGAAGATGGAGGCGAACATCTCAAGATTTTAATAATCTAACTGCGAATTACGATCATTGCGGTGATGAATCTTGTAATATCGAGAATATGAAAAAGTCACAAGAAATTTCTCAAAAAACTCTCAAGAAGTTGAAGTTTGTGATTGATAAAAAGTGAGGCTTTCACGCTGATGACCCATGTTGGAGATTTGATAACTTTAGTGTAAGAAACATGGTATTTAGTGTATTCATCATTTTTATTTCTACGATCACACTCCTATCAGCGACTCATGTTTTCTACATGTCGTCATTTTGAAGTGTGTTTTTTTTCAGTTTTTTTTTCTTTTCTATATATTATAAGCAAACAAAATGGGTGGTGGTTTAATGCAGCTCGTAGCCTATGGCGCCCAGGATATCTACCTTACCGGCAATCCTCAGATCACTTTCTTCAAGGTGGTTTACAGACGCCACACTAATTTCTCGATGGAGTCCATCGAGCAGACCTTCAACGGCTCTGCCGATTTCGGCAAGCGCGTAACATGCACCATCTCCCGTAATGGTGATCTTCTTTCGCGTGTTTACCTTCAGGTCACCATCCCCCAGGTTGATGCCACCGCGTCTGGTGCTTCCTTCCGCTGGCTCAACTACCTCGGCCACAATCTTATCAAGTACGCCGAGGTCGAGATTGGCGGCCAGCGCATTGACAAGCACTACGGTGACTGGATGCACATCTGGAACGAGCTCACCCAGACTGAGGGCAAGAAGGTTGGCTACCAGAACATGATTGGTAACGTCCCCACCCTCACCCAGGTTGTCACCGAGGGTCTCGTCCCCGAGCTTGATCTCTACATTCCCCTCGAGTTCTGGTTCTGCCGTAACCCCGGACTCGCCCTCCCCCTCATCGCTCTCCAGTACCACGAGGTCAAGATCAACCTCGAGTTCCGTGCTGCTTCGGATTGCTACTACTCCGCCGGCACCGTCGCGACCCCCTCGTTCGAGGCCGCCTCGCTTTACGCGGACTACATCTTCCTCGACACCGACGAGCGCCGCCGCTTCGCCCAGGTCTCCCACGAATACCTCATCGAGCAGGTTCAGTTCACCGGCGACGAGTCCGTTTCCTCGGTCTCCAACAAGATCAAGCTCAACTTCAATCACCCCTGCAAGGAACTTGTCTGGGTTGTCCAGAGAGACTCGCACGTCGACACCTCCGCCATGGCTTCCAACTTTGGCAAACAGTGGTTCAATTACACTGATGCCGTCGACACCACCTGGGCCACTGGCACCCCCTCCTCCCCCTACGGCGACTTCTCGGCCACCGTCCGTTCCGATGCGTCCGGTGCCGTCGCCTCCAAGACTTTCCCTAACTCGAACACCAGCCTTACCACCGGTAACTTCGTTGGTATTTCGGGTGTCGACACTGGCTTCAATCCCGTCTTCTCCGCTAAGCTCCAGCTTAACGGTCATGATCGTTTCTCGGAGCGCATGGGCCGCTACTTCAATCTTGTCCAGCCCTACCAGCACCACACCAACATCCCTGCCACAGGCATCAATGTCTACTCCTTCGGCCTCAAGCCCGAGGAGCACCAGCCCTCTGGCACATGCAACATGTCCCGTATCGATAACGCGACCCTCCAGCTCACCCTCACCGCGGCGACCGTCGCGTCGTCGGTCGACGCCAAGGTCCGTGTCTACGCGACAAATTACAATGTCCTCCGTATCATGTCGGGCATGGGCGGGCTTGCATATTCAAATTAAGCGGGAAAACGTTTCCCCTTAAAAAATAAGCAATCAAAAATTCAAAAAGTAAAAAAAAACATTCTAAGTTGATATGCGAATATCCACTTAATCTACTTATGTAGATTAATAGTAAACCGTGTTCAATGTAAGAATAATTCAATTAGATTAAGTTCATTCACAATAAAAAACGTAAAAATGATTTGAGTTCTAATATGAGTATCGATATACTTGTATAGTCTAAAATATGATGAATACAGAATACGGAGTAATTGAATTGAACGAGTGGTTTCCACTTTACGTTCATAACAACAAGTTCAACAATGGTAAAAACACCAAAGTTGAAAATTATAAAATTAAATTTCTCGACGACGACACAGGTTGTCAAATTTCTGGACCGCTATCAGATCATCTTTTTGTTAGTAATGGGTACGTTTCCGTAAGTGTTAGTGCGAATGTGAATACACACTTCTCAATCACTCATTGTATGTTAGCCTCAGCATTTCCAAATGTTGAGCCAAAATATTCAGTTGATCATATAAGTGAGGTTCATACGAATAATCGACTTTCTAATTTACAGTGGATGTCACTATCTGATAATTCACGAAAAGGTCAAGCTGCTACTGTTAAAAAAACGAATGAATATGGTGGTCGCAATGGAAAATGGATTATAATGTATCGTTGTTTTAAGGATAAAGAAGATGTCTATATTGGAATGTTTCGCAGCATTGATAATGCGTCTAAAACAATTATTCGTAATTGGGAAAAATTCAAGGCAAATGAAACTGATGAAGAACCAAAAGTAAAAACTATATCTTGTAAAATTCGTCGTTCTTTGGGAGAAAACAATCAATTCCCATACGAATGTCGATTTGAAGATATTGAATTCGAAGATATGGAAGGTGAAATTTGGAAATCGGTCCCTCATTATTTATATCCAGACCAAGATGAAGCAATATATGAAGCATCTTCAAGATCCCGTTTCCGTGGTCCTTATGGATTACAATATCCAATACTTATTCGTGATACAAAATATAAACAAGTGTCTATGATAAAGAAACATCTTCTTCATCGTGTAATATATCAAACATTTAAAGGAAAAATTCCCGAAAATTATGATGTAACGCACGATGATACTGCTCCATTGGAAAGCGATGGCTCTTATCGCAATTGGTTGGAGGATCTTAGTATTGCTATTCGTTCTGATAATATGAAAGAACATCACGAAAATAAAGGAACTAAATCAAAAATGGAAGACAAGGGAAATCTCACAGATACATCATTTGATGTTGTAGATGAGATTATCAAAGAACTTCCATTGAGATACATTCCAATAAATGAAGATGATGATTACATTGATAAGCTGATGAAGAATATACCAACTGGTCTTCAATATTATAAAGCCAGAGGAAATCGTGGTTCAAAGTTTGTGATTAGTCGTAAAATTACCCCAGAAGGAAAATCCGATATTAGTTCTTCTGGTTCATTTCGGTGTAGTGATCGTGAAAAGTTTATTGAAATATTTCCTAAATATATGGGATATTTAAAAATAGCACATTTTGACAGATACAATGAAATCTTGACTGCATATGGACTTGAAGATAAATACTGAATCAAAATTCGCAATACATATGTCTTTTCACAATTTTCCGTGATTTTCAGCGATTTTTTGTAGAATTTCAATATCATAAATGCGGCATGCCTCGGCTAAAAGACGTAGTTCGAATATCATATTGCCATCACACAAAGGCATGAAGATGTCGTTGATGTTGTCGCTTCCTATCCCAACTTTAACACCGTGATTTGCAAATATATCAATGGGTGCGATTGAATTCGAAATATGCCCTACATCATCCCGGTATTGTTTCATTGAAATCGCAGCACTGGGACATACGATGACCCCGACATCATTCATATAAAGTCTTTCAGCGATATCGTATATTTCTATTGGAGGTTTCTTTGAAACGCTAACACAGTGAACGGCATTGGCTTTACCCTGATACTCATACATCTCAACAAAATCTATGAAATTACTTGTTTCATCCTCATATGGAGTGTTGAGTTGATCGAGGTGTGCTTCAACTGGCAAACCGAGTTTTTTAGCAATAGTGAATGCGATGTCTAGATGAAGATCCGATTCTATACCATCGATTGATGGGAGGCATCCTACAAAATCTGCGGATTCACATGCTTTTTCATACAAAGCAACATTTTCACTTGTTGAAAGTCCTTCGAGTGGTTGAACTCCAATCTCAATCTTGAAGTTGTGTGTGTTGTGTTTTTTTTTCAATATCTTTGCTTGATTCCAACACATCAAACCCACAGTTTGATCAACGTCTATAAAGGAACGAACAAGGTTTACACCTTGATTCTTCATTGATAATATGGTAGATTCCATTCTATTTTGAATGCATGTTTCCGTATAGTTCCGTTTGATATCTCTCATCAACACCCATTTTTCTTGCATGTGAACATTGGATTGCCTCAGTATATTGCCATTTATAACATTAGATTTATCTAAATGACAGTGCAAATTTTTGAACTTAAAATTATTGAATAGACGATTCATATTTAAGATAGAAAACAAAAAAAACTTTGAAAAAGATATGTAAAAAATTAAAATGGGTTAGAAAAACACTCAAAATTATACTAATATACCAAACAAAACCAAAACAGTCATGATTTGTCATAAAGTAAATTTATTGAAAGAGAAAGTTCCAGAAGTTATTTCTGAATTGATACAATCATATTACCTCAATTCACGCATATTACAACGCGAACTAACAGAAAAAAAGGAATATATTGACTCCAAGCGTATTGTCAAAATGATGCGTAAAGATCTTCAAGAATCTCTATTTAACCGATATGGTTCTTACGTGAGTATCATGCGTGCCTATAAAAGACACGCTCAAGGAGAGAAGACAATGCCAATCGGCAAATTTGTAGTTCTTCGAAGCTTAATGGTGTGATAAATAAAATAAAAAGACGCTAAGGTTTTTTTTGTCAACAAAACAAAACAAAACAAAACAAAACAAAAAACAAAACAAAACACAAAACAAAACAAAAACCACTCTTGAAATGATAAATGAAAAGACACATTTTAAAATATACTGCAATTCCATTAAATTATGGCTTCCTGAAAAGTATCAGGTTATTTTTTTATCAAAAGATGAGGAAGAAAGTAAAATGAAAAAATGTATTGAACACTTCAAAACATTTACCCTCGATGTCATCAATCTGAGAAACAAGAAAGTTACACAAATTTGCGGAATGACAAGACATGGTTATTTCATCATCAATGGCCAATCTTATATATGGCCTTTCAAAGAGATTTCAATTGAAAATATGATATACAAGAATTCGAAACATGTCGAGTGTTGGACATCGTTGATCAACAAACCTTGGACAATGTATTCGGGCAGATTGCGACTGTTTGTGAATAAGAACATCTTATGTGTAGAACAAAAGTATGGTGACATGAAATTCTCTTTAAAAAAATATCTTGAACTTCTTGGAATCGATGATGCGATTCTGTTCAAACATTTCGAAAGTAATGATTCTTTCAAAATTCTCTTCAAAGAATTGAAAGATGAAAAAGATGTGAAGAATTTCTCATCCACGTTTTTACAACATTTAGAGGATCCCGACGACAAGATGCATTATTTGTGTATGATGATTGACACACTACTTTCAGATGAAGACGATACTGATGTCAACGATATTTCAAACAAAAGAATCATATCTACAGAATTTTTCATTGGAAGTATTTGTGAAATGATTGACAACCCGAAGATTATGAACATAATGATAAAGCGCATTCATTCAAACGGCCAATATGTGGATCGGAAGAATTATTTTGAATACATGTCACATGCTACGAGAGTGATTCGAGGATCTACAAATCATTCTTGTAACTATGAAAAGCGCGAAATTCACAATAGTCATTTTGGTGTATATTGTCCGTATCGTTCTACAGAAGGAGAATCAATCGGATTGACCTCGGATCTAGTTTCAGGCGTAAAGATATTGGAATTTGAAATCGACAATTTTGAAAATATCGAAAATCATAAAAACAAAATTTTCAATGGACAGGTTCGTCATTATCATATGAAACAACAAAACAATATATGGGTTTATTCGAATGGTGGACGGGTCATTCCAACATCAAAATTTGAACACGGATTCACGGCAAAACAGATTGTATTCAAAAGGCATCTTCCACCGATACGTATTTCATATGCGACAACACATGTCAGACAATCAGTCAGAATCGCGTATCCTCAAATGCCAATTGTTCAGTCAAATAATACAGACGCGTGTATCATGAATGGCCAGAACGTATTTGTAGCAGTTTCGAGCTATTTTGGATTGAATATTGAAGATGCAATTGTGATTAACGCTGATTTTATTTCATCTGGCGGATTTCACACTTTACATACAAAGAATTTCAAACTGAATAAGAAATCTAAAGAACGATTTGAAATGATTCCTTCTAATTATGATATTGTGAAAAGACATGATATTTCACTAAAGAAAATAGATGAAAATGATAAATCAATATTGATTCGCAATGAAATGTCGTCAAGTATTAGAATAACTCATATCAATTCAACTAGAAATGAAATTCGGTGGAAGCAAACACACATTCATTCCGCAACAATAGGTGATAAACTATCAACTCGGTCTGGACAAAAGGGTGTGATTGGATGTGTAGTGAAGTCGTGTGATTTACCCTATAATCGATATGGAGAAAAGCCAGACATCATCATCAATCCCGCGCATTTACCGTCACGGATGACAATCTCCCAGCTTTTGGAATCATTCTTTGGGAAAAAGGCTATCATAGCAGGAACTCTTGTTCGAGATATTGATACAGTTGTTTTTGACTTTCATAACAATCAAGGGAAAGAGTATTTCTGGTGTGGAAAAACAGGAATGCAAATAGACAATAAGATTTTCTTTGGGTCTGTATTTTATATGGCACTGAATCATTTTTCACATAAGAAATGTAGAGCGCGAAGCAAAGGATTTTATGATGAATTGACTGGTCAACCATTAAAATGTTCGAGAAACGGTGCATTACGAATAGGAGAAATGGAACGCGACTCGATTATTGCTCGAAATTGCAATGATATATTGAATGAAAGATTTTCTTATGATACTATGAAAATATCCGTGTGTCAATCTTGTGGCTGGCTAGAACCCAATTTCAAATGCTGTGAACATTCTTCAATTATTCGTGTTTCTATGTCTCAAACGACACGTTTAATGTTGTATGAATTATACGCACTGGATATCTTTCCAAAACTATCTATAACACTCTAAAAAATGACCTTTTTCTCGAAATCAGCAAGATCGAACAAATCGCCACCTAAGTCCGCACCAGATATATTCGTAGTGTCAGGATCGACTACAACTTTTCTACAAGAATTAGATAGTTTTTTCTCAACCACGTTTAAGTCCTCATCTTCATTTTCACCATTGACGTAATTCTCAAAACCTTCACCTCCTTTCAGAGCTCTACATGTTTTGAGTTGTTTCTTGATTTCTGTTTTGCGTTCACGACTCGCATTTTTCCTCTCGGATGTTAATTCGTCTATTTTGTTTTGGATCTGCGTTTTGGTCATGCCTGCACATATATCATCGTCGCTGCCGCCGGTGTTGCCGCCGCCGCCGCCGCCACCGCCGCCGCTGCCGTCGCCGCCACCGCCGCCGCCACCTCTTTGCAGATCTCTACATATTATGATTTGTCTCTCTAATTCTTCTTTGTCTTCACCTGTCGCAGTTTTAGCCTCGATCTTTAATTTTTTCTTTATTTTCTTGAGCTTCTTTTTGGTCATGCCTTCTTCACATATATCATCGTCGCTGCTGTCGCCGCTGCTGTCGCCGCCGTCGCCGCCGGTGTTGTTGCCGCCGCCGCCACCTCTTTGCAGATCTCTACATATTTTGATTTGTCTCTTGACTTCTTCTTTGTCTTCACCTGTCGCAGTTTTAGCCTCGGCCCTTAATTTTTTCTTTATTTTCTTGAGCTTCTTTTTGGTCATGCCTTCTTCACATATATCATCGTCGCTGCCGCCGGTGTTGCCGCCGGTGTTGCCGCCGGTGTTGCCGCCGGTGTTGCCGCCGGTGTTGCCGCCGGTGTTGCCGCCGGTGTTGCCGCCGGTGTTGTTGCCGCCGGTGTTGCCGCCGGTGTTGCCGCCGCCGGACTCTCCATCATCAAAATCCACATCATCCGCATTCGTGAATTGGAACTTCTTCTTTACGACTCTGCCATCATCATCATCGACGTATTTCAATACTCCACCAGATGGAATGAGTAAATCTTCTCTTACCTTACCAGCATAAATAAGAGAAAATATATTGAAAAATACAACAAATCCTGAAAGAATGGCAGTCTTCTTGCTGTATTTTCCAAGAATGGGAACCATCTTTTTGATGGAAGCATGATTAACTGCTAGAGCAACGACAATCAGGGCTGTCCCAAAGAGAATACCTGATGGGCTCGAATAGAAATTCAATAGTCTATCGTTCGAGTTATCAGATTTTACAACTAGTGTTACATATATTACAGATACAATGACAAGTACTCCAACTAGCATTTGATCATCACTCAAGTTCTTAAGTGTTTTGGTCGTATTTTTTAATGCTTTGATCTTCATTTATATAATAGTAATATATTTTATTTCTATGATATTGACCTTTTGACTACATATGCGTTTTTTTATATATATACTGCTGTGCGACTTTTCTTAATATAGTATCCGCCGCCTACGAGCGCAGCTAGCGAACCAATGACAATAGAAGCCATAAGAAATACGTTGGTATCATCCTCATCATCCTCGTCATCTTCATCTTCGTCATCTTCATCTTCGTCATCTTCATCTTCATCGACAGGTTCAGGCTCAGGTTCGGGCTCAGGCTCGGGCTCAGGCTCGGGCTCGGGCTCGGGTTCGGGTTCGGGCATAGGCTCTTCTGACGACCCATATTTTTCTTTGAATATCTTTTCATAACTATTCTTCATTAATTTCATGACCTCTTGTTTGTCGACGATTTTGCCATATTTCTTGCGATCATCTTTTTGAAGAAGTTTAATATCACCATTACGTTTTAATTCCCATATAGGCTTATCTTCGGAATCTTTTATCCTTAATTTATTATTTTTAGTAGAAAAATTTCGTTCAGTACAGTTCTGATTTACAATATCTATTATTTGATTTGTCCCACATAAATCGTAGGGGTTTAAATCGGATTCTGTTTTTACGTATCTAGGAGGACAAGCAACTGCCGTGCATATTTTGTGCCCAGTTTCTGCTTCTGTTGAACATGAATTACACCAGTTCCTATCAATTCTATAGACTGCTGGGGGGGTCTTAACAGTCAAACCTTCCTTTTCAGAACGATTTGCTAACAGGGTAATAGCAACCGCAACTAAGACAAATGCAACGAATAGGAGTCCCGTCTGTCTAGACATTATAATGTTTAGCATATCATTGTAAGCTGACATATGTTGTATTTATAATTATGACATATAAAAAATCTAGAATCTAGTATTGCGTGTACACATAATATCCACCACCCATCAATATCACGGAACCAACTAAAATACCAACGATTAGCATTGTGTTATCTTCAGAATCAGACCCGTTATTATCCGACGAAGATGATGATGGATCTTCCTTAGAAGGTTCCGATGGCATCGTGCATTTCAAGCCACCACTGTCTCCTTTTACACCCGATATGAACTTGCATTTATTACTACGCCAATCGCATTGATAAGCTCCACCCTTTTCCGGATTATTTTTATAGGAATTGCTGCAAGAATCTTGACCTCTGACACCACCCTCCGAAGTCGTGCCACATAGGTTCACGAGAGTTCCAGCACATTCTGAAACAAGATTCTCACGAGAAATCGGTCCCCTTCCAAACACAACGGCTACAACCACAATTACACATACAGCAGCCAGAATATAAATACATTTGTCACTCTTCGATATTTTTGTTTTTGCCATCTATAATTATACATATATAATTTTTTCAGAATGTCAGAATGTCAGAATGTCAGAATGTATGAAGAAAGATTTTCTGCGTTTATAATAAGTATACGCAAAATCGAATCATGGATGGAAGGAAAATAGATCGGTCTATGGAAAATCCGATAGATAATATTTTGATAGACATATCATATCACGTTGGACAAGCAATAAAGCATATTCCATACATGTCACCAAATGTCATAACATCGTTGTCGCTTATAGTTTCTTTGTATGCTGTATACAAAATATTCAATGGATTTTACATGATTGGGGGAATCCTTTTTTTCTTTGGATACTTTTTAGATTGTTTAGACGGTAATTTTGCGAGATCAAACAATATGGTGACAGATTTTGGAGATTATTACGACCATATATCAGACTCAGTGACGAGTATTGCTCTAATCACTGTAATACTTGTGCTGAAAATCAAAGTGAAGACGAAAGCTTTGTTCTTATGCTTTGGATTAATTCTTTCTTTTTTATCGTGTGTTCAACTAGATTGTCAAGAAAAGAATTCCGTAGCTCAGAAATCTGATACTTTGAGTTTTTTATGTGGTGGTATGTGTTCAAACAAAAATTATATATACAAATCTAGGTATTTAGGATCAGGAACGGGCAATTTGATGATATCCTTGTTCATTATTAATATTGATTTCATCAACAAAATACTATAGGGTTTAGTATCATATTTCTTTGTTTTGTATTTGCTTTGTCAATTACTACGTTCGGATGAACGTTTTGGTTAAAAATATTTACTATATATAACAAATACATCATGTACGAAATTGTAACCGTCGCCACTCATAATGAAGGCAAATTGGACGAATTGATCAATAATGAGTTAAACATCCCAGTAACAGTTCTAGGAATGGGTAAACAGTGGACAGGATTCAGAATGAAATACGAATTGATGTATGAACATATACAATCAATGGATGAAAACAAAATCATCATCTTTTTAGATGGATTTGACAGTAATATTGTAGGACATCCTTCTAACGCTATTCAAATATTCAAAGAAAAGAACTACAAAGTGCTGTTTTCAAAAGAATGGATCCCCAATAGTCTGACAAATATGATAAAGGCACAGTGTTTTACACATTGTGAACGAGACTATATGCTTAATTCTGGAATGTACATGGGCTATGTAAAATATTTGAAACCATTTTTAAAATATAACTTGTCAAAAACGTGTAAAGATGACCAAAGAACTGCGAATCAGTCATGTAAACACTTTGGTTTTATATCTGTTGATACAAAATCCATAATATTTCAAAACATTCCACCTGTAGGTAGAGAGAATCAAAATGTAAATCAAAACGTTGTATTTGTATCATATCCGGGAAAAGTTACAGGTCAAAGGATATATCGCTCTGCATTCGAATACGGTCAATTCTTTCTAAAAGTCCTGATGTTGCTCTATATCATTCTAATCACATTGTCCGTTTACAAGAAGTGTTATACTGCGATCATTGTTGTCACGATTGTTTTCTTACTCTACTTTTTCAAGATAGACAGAAGTTGTATGTAAACGTTTGTCTCGCAATTTTCAAGCAATATCAAACTTAACTGAAAGATTTACTATCTTATTACTTTCAGTCTTTTGATGATTTTTACAACCAAATATGTGATAAGTATGAGAACGATTATATTCAACAAAAGCATAAACTTATTAAAATTATCATATTTTTTATGGATGTTTTCTTCTTTATCAAGTCCTAACAAAGATAATATTACTATCCATGCTTTAATTATAAAGGTTGGAACATAATTTAGACACTTTCCCCAATTGCTCCTGTTCTCTGTTTCTGAAAAGATTTGCGCATAAATATTTTTATGGTATCCATAGCATTCACTTGGATAAGACGTTAACATATCAAAATCATGTGAAATATTTGAACAATTTCTGAATTTATTTCTTAAATTCTCTCTACCATTTTTCGAATATATCATGGCATGTGTTCCCATCTTGACTAATAATTTCCTATGAGTTAGTGATACCGGATTTACAATAAATTGAACCGAACCTAGAGAATACGAATCGGTGTTCTTCTTTCTTAAGAAATCAGTCACATTATCTATATCTTTTTTTGCTATATCATTATTAAAAATGAAATCATCTTCTAATATTAAGATGTTACGCATGTCTTTGGAAATATCAAAAATATGCATCACTGCGTGAGTCAGATCCTCATCGCTCCTATCGACTTCTCCACAATGATAACTTTTAGCACATTTCTTATATCCTTTGTTATAAACGATTATGACTTGTGATGTAGGCTGATGTTTCTTTAACTCATTACGTATATGGGCATGTCTTTCTATTGAATCTTCCATTGTTATGATATAAGTGACATCTACGGATTCATCAAATAATCCTTGCTTATAATTCAAAGTTTCATAAGTATAACAATTATTCATTACATTATACACATATATTTTTTCAACACTTGTGCTTCTCTGTATACGGCTTTAACTGTTTTCTTTGCGAGTTCAATGTCATCGGGCGCAAACGGCCATAAAACGGTCTATCGTGAACTCCCAAAAGACACCACGCAACCCCTGTATACCCTCCACTGTCGAAACCATCAAGAGAGTACTTGTCATTGAGATAATTTGATATGTCCATTGCCCTTTGTTTTGACGCATTCCACACGCCGATTTGTTTACACCAAAACATACGCATATATCCGTGCATGATTCCGGTATTTTTCCATTCACACATTGATGAATTCCAAAGATCATCATCTGTTTTGGCATCTTCAAGCTCTTGTAAAGAATAACGTGTAGTATACCTCTCTTTCTTTATCAACTCTTGCATCCAATTCCAACCACTACTTGTCTTCTCATAATCCTTCTTGAAATTCACAAAATTGTCAGAAACTTCACGTCGAATCCATAATTCATCCATATAAATTTTGACATTGTCATTCTTGCGAAGCTTGTTTACCTTATATATGAGATCTTGAGCACTCAGCACACCCCAATTCACGTAAGTAGACATCTTTGAAAGTACATCATTCGTCGGATCGTTCCGACTCTCAGAATAGGCTTTCAACTTTTTTTCCGCAAATAGTTTGAATTTGCCATATCCTTCTGCATAAGTCATTTTGAGGTCTATTATAGAAACGTCCTTATGTAAGTCGAAATATCTTTCGCTCAAATTCAAAACAGACTTCATCGCAAATTTTTGTCTAAAATTGGTGTAATTTGGAATCTTTGTTAAATACTGCGTTTGTAGTTTTTGAGCCTTCAGTCTAAACGTATGCGCGGAATACTCTGGCTTGTCCGACACAACCCAAGCCGGAATGACATTATGTGCATCAGTTTGAATCATCTTAACAGTTGAATTTTTCATCAAATCGTTATCGAATGCTTTGAAATTCTTGATTGGTTTGAAATCTGTAAGGAGCACCACAGAATCTTTCAAAACATTTTTCATTGCATCATGAGGGGAAGAACCACGAAGAACTTGTATGGAAATATTGAATTTCGCAAGTTCACCGGCAAAATTTGTAATGACATTTTTAAAGAGATGGTGATGCCTTTGATTCGGGAAAAACGGAGCGTATTTCGAAGGATGCTTTCCATCTCTTAAAGTATTTGGAACAAATACAAACACAGCGATAGGTTTGTTGTGTTTTTTCGACAATTGGATCGCATTGTAAAAACACCAATTGTTCTTGAACCTGTAATCTCGTTTTATAAGGACTGAAATAAATTTTCCATTTTCATTGATGGGTTTTGTGTTGAGCTCTCGGCAACGTTCGAGATCCATTATTATATGATGTATATAAAAATCTAAAAATCTCTACAGTTTCTAGTTTAGTTTCTAGCAATTCATATAAAATTCATATAAAATTCATATAAAGATAAAGATCTATATATCTAAAAATGAAGACTCTTTTGGTCGTCGAATCGAAGGGGAAAATCGATAAAATCAAGAAATTAACAGGCTGTGATGTAACCGCATCCTTAGGCCACTTGAAAACTCTTTCTCCCACGTTGAAGTGGTTCGACGTCTCTGCTTTAAAGCCGGAGTACATCACAATTAGAGACAAATCAAAAGTCATAAAAAATCTCAAGGAAAAGGCAAAGAAATACGATAAAATCATCGTTGCGTCCGATAACGACCGCGAGGGAGAAATGATCGGATTGAACATTTGTGAGATTCTCAATCTTGATCCATCTAAAACAGACCGAATAATATTCAATGAAATTACAGAGAAGGCATTGAAAAAGGCTATAGAAAACCCTAGCAAAATTGATATGAATATCGTGAATGCACAAAAAGCCAGGGCCGTTCTTGATTTGGTTTATGGTTTTACTATTTCTCCAATCGTATCAAAATTCATAGGAACATTCGGACTGTCTGCAGGAAGAGTTCAGTCACCTGCTTTATTAGAGATTTACAAGCGGCAAAAAATGCAAGATGAAGATCTTGGAAAATCCTTAAAGATTTTAGCAGATATTGATAATTTTACAGCAACATTGAAGAGCAACTTTACAGAGAAGAATCTTGAGAAATGGCTGAAAACTATCCATAAGTTCAAAGTGATTTCAAGAGAAACAAAAGAAAGGCAAGAAAATCCACCACCTCCCTTTTCGACATCATCGCTTCAGCAATCAGCCTATAATACATTAGGAATGACTCCAAAAAACACAATGTCAATCGCACAGAAACTCTACGAACAAGGTCTCATTACTTACATGAGAACGGATAGCGTATTCTTATCAAATTCTTTTCTAAGTCAAGCAAAAAGTCACATCTCTGAAAAATATGGAGAAAATTATTCAAAAACTCGCCAATTTTCAAATAAAGGTAAGTCACAGAACGCACACGAAGCCATTCGTCCAACGAATCTATCTAGGGTTCCAAGCTCGGCCCCGCTCCTAAAGCTATACAATTTGATAGTCAATCGAACTCTAGCTTCACAAATGTCTCCTCATAAATTCGATGAAGAAATTACGAGACTCAAAACCAATGATGATTTATGGGAAATTTCGACGAAACACACAACCTTCGACGGATTCAAAATATTGTCAAATTCGATTTACAACGATAAAAAGTTCAATGCACCCATCAACGATGACTTAGACTTTAAGGAAGTTTCTATTGAAGAATACGTCAAAGATACGAAGCCTCCTTATAATCTGTCGACAGCGGTAAAAATGATGGAGGTGGAGGGTATTGGAAGACCTTCAACATATGCTTCAATTTTAGACAAACTGCAGGATCGGATGTATTTGTCAATTGAAACAAATGAAACAAAAATCATAGAGAATCGCAAAATTGTGTTACAAGACTCACAGGTTTCTTCTTCAAAAACAATACAGAAAAAAGGAGGTCAGAAAAACTGTTTGATTTTGACAGAACTCGGTAAGAAAGTTACAGACTTTTTCGAGTCGAATCTAAAACAAACAACATCGTCAAAATTAACAGCAGATTTGGAAGAGAATCTTGATTTGGTGGCAGATGGAGACTTGGATTGGGAAAAAGTAATTAAAGACTTCCACACAAACATGACTCATGAAACAAGTTCTATAAAAATCGAAAAGAATGATTCGGTCAATTATATCAAATTATTCCACGATGAAAGCCAGGTAAAAATAGGTCTTGTGAAGACTCGCTATGGATTGTGTCTTCGAAGAGATTCAAATGGCGAAACAAAATTTCAGTCGATCCCAACAAAAATGACAAAAGGTTTGACGACAAAAGACGCTTTAAATCTTATGAAGTTTCCCAAAAAACTTGGAACCTACGAAATAAAGGTGTCCAAGTATGGTTACTATGTGTCGTCAGACGGAAAAACTGTAAATTTTGACAAAGAACCAACAACCTCAGAAGAAATTCGACAGAAACTTGAGGAAACTTCAAGTAAAATTGTCAAGGAATTCGACGAAACTTGGTCTATTCGTAACGGCACACGTGGTATGTACATTATGAAGAAGCAAGGTAAGGGAAAACCAACGTTTTTTCCAATGAAAAATAAAACAGTTGAAGAGATAGATCTGGCTTACTTGAAAAGTCTGTAAGTTTCTTGACTTTGAGTGTTTCAATTTAAATTTTTGGGAAAATTGGAAAAAAAAACCACCAAAACCAGTGGGAAAATCGTTAGATTTAATTGATAGGAATGTTAATGATGCGTCCATTTGCGTTAAAATCACAAGACGATCCGGTTCCTGCATAATACTCATCAACGTTTCCAATGGAAACGATAGGAACAGTGCTCATGTACGCAAACTCATCATTATGCGTTCGCACCTTCATGCAAACTCCATCATTGTCAATGTCATCTTCACTCTCGTGTAACTTGTAAAGGTGCACACGGCATGTATTGTTGATATCCGGGACAGCGTTAGCGTAGCAACGCTCACCAGTCTCGAAATGCAAAATGCGCTCTCCAAAAACATTGGGGTCAAACATGTTTGACGTTTTATGTTACATATATATTTTTAAGGTCTTTTTTCAACCACTTTTCATAATATACATGAAAAAATGTAAAATGACTTTCGAAACGTCTCAAACCTGAATCACACTTGGATCACAATATAATATATATACTATACACACTGTAAGATGGCATTCGTTTTAGATATAACGGATCAACGAAAATATGTTTGGATTCTTGACAATGTTAGCATATATTTGGTCATTTGTAAAGACGACAATAGTTTTGCGCCGAATCAATCGGTAATACTAAAAGATAAGTTCAATCTTACACATGATGAAACGATCGACCTTCCTTCATACATTAAGAACAGTGCATGTTTTAAGGGAATAATTGAGAAATCCTGTGTAATTGGTGGATTGTATGATAAAGATTTTACATTGATTCCCGGAAAGTTAATGTTATCCTCAAAAATTACGTATGGTAAAACGAATAAGGGCCTGAAGAAATATCAATTTAGACCATGTGATAATCGATTTCCAAAAATGAAAGTCGCTTCTAAATTGATATCGAATAAAGATGCATATGTTACTGTTGAATTCGACAACAACTTGAACGCTAGTTTAGTCGAGAAGATTTGTGACGTTGATGACATGGAACAATATGAGCGTGTTTTGATGTTCAAAAACATTCCAAGAACGAGGAACAAGCTTTTTAAGAAGTTTCGCAATTATGAATACACATCTAGGGAAATTCATGATGAAGATTGGAGAAAGCACAGGACATTTTCTATAGATCCACAAGGATGCAAGGATGTTGACGACGCTGTTTCCATAAAATCAGGAGAGTTGGCGATTCACATTTCAACACCGACCAAACTCATCGATGGTGATCTACAGGGATATGTGAAAAAAACAGTCACTTCGTTTTATGGAAATACGGATGCGCTTCATCTTCTTCCAGACAAACTAATTGAATGTGCTTCTCTAAACGAAAAGACTGAAAGATATGTTCTCTCTATTGTCTTTTCAAAAGCAAAGAATACAAGACTTGTTCGTTCCATAATCAAAGTTGATAAAAACTATACATATGAAAACGCTTTGAATACAGCTGATTTCGTGAAACTTGTCAAAGCTTACGAAGATATTTTCGGTGAAGTTGTAGTAGATTCTCACGAAATTATTGAAAAACTGATGGTTCATGCAAACTCTCATGTTGCAGAATATCTCGTTGACAAGCTGAATGGAGATGCTTTGATTAGAAAGACTTTTGATGATGGTTCCGTTAATTATTATCATTATCATGAAGGTGAGAGTAACAATCATAGGGGTTTAAATGTTGAACTATATACACATTTTACGTCACCTTTGCGTCGATTTGCGGATCAAATTGTCCATCGTGCGCTGTTCAATATTTTGGAGAAAAAACCTAAAATCAATTTAGAATTAGAAGATATTTTGAACCTAAATCAGTCTAAATTGAAAGAAAAGCTATTATATTCAAAGCTTGATGTGATTGATTTGATTCGTAAAGAGAATATTAGTTTGAAAGGTAGATTGTTGTATATATGCGATGGATACGCTCGTATAGAAAGTGATAATCTGAGAGCTTCAATTCCAATTGTTAGTAGAAAGATTGATGATCTCATTAAAATTTACAAATCTGACGAAGCATATGAAATATTGATAGAAGATCATTCGTTTTACCTTAACGTTGATGACGAAGTTGATATAAGCATATCATACGATAAACTTAGAGGAATTGAGGGTATATCTTACGAATGGATTTCACCTAACTTTTGTTTGATTTAAAGACATATAAAGATATAACATTTTACAAGTTCAGTAACAATGTCTTTTCTTATCGGTTCAAGTGTAAAAATTATCAACAATGAAGGTCTGAAACTTTATATCAATGATGAAGAAGTCTCTAATACAGATTCATTTTTTGTGAAGAAAAATGTTTTTGGCATAATAGAAGAATATGACGCCGAAAATGATACATACAAAATTTCAAATCTTGAAAAGCATCAGAAGAATGATGTTTTTGAATTATCGAATACTAAAATCAATAAGAAATTTCATATTTTATCCAGTGCGAATTGTATCGAAGCAAACGAAACTATTCGCTTTAAAGTTCCATACTTCATGATCCTCGTTTCTTTACTACAGTCAGGTATCTTCACGTATTTTATTGTTCAGAGAAACAAAGAAGATAAACTAACAACCTACCCCGCATGCCCGAATGAACTATTCTACAGCGTATTTACAGAGGAGTGCAAAGACAACCGCAAAAATATTTACATGATGTTCTCATATCAATTATGTCATGCGGGTATCGCTCATTTGGCCGGAAATGTGTTTCTACAACTAATCTTTGGCACTCCGATCGAACTGATGTTTGGAAGTCTCAAAACGTTCATTCTCTACAATTCTGGTGTGGTAGGTGGATCCATATTTTGTTTTCTGTTTAATCCTTATACTCGTGTGCTAGGTGCTTCTGCCGGAGTTTACTCGCTATTCGGAATCCACGTTGCACATCTAATACTAAACTGGGACGATATTAAGGACTCTTATGTTAAACGTTGGGAAAGAATCTTCATATTGTCTGGCTTCCTTTGTATTGAAATTATGGCTTCAACGTTCAACGATTCAAATACGTCTCATGTTGCACATTTGGGTGGTTCAGTAGTTGGTATATTCAGTGGTATAATTATTCTCGATAATTTTAAACAATTATACTGGGAACGAGTATTGATAATCACAACCAAATGCTTGTCGGCTTTCATCTTCGGAGCTTTCTTTTTTTACTATTCTTTTATTCCTTTGAACTATTCGAGATGTTAGAAGCGATAGTGTTCTTGCACAATTTTTATATATGTATATATAAATGATTTCGGTGGAAAATATATGTACACTTGGAATAACAATTCTTGCCTTAATTGTTCTGTTACATGCGATATCTTATGTTACTGTTACTACATATCTTTGCAATACTGAATTTATTAATAGTGGTAAATGTCCTGACGACAAGACTTTTGATACTATACGCTATGCTTCGTTATGTTATGTGGTGCTAATACCTATACTTGCAATCTATGGATTTGTGATGAAGACCCCCATTCCATTAATTGTTGCTGTCCTTATTTGGATTATCGGTGTGATTTCTTTACAGGTGTCAGATCCAAAGATGCAGTATGTTGTTGGGTTTGATAACACTAATCAGTCAACTTCCGTTTCATATTCATCATTAGACCCAGTAAAGGTTTTCAGAGATGCCAAAACAATTATCAGAAATGTCGAAACGATCGATATAGGTAAGTATCTCATTCAAAGTTTTTAGTCATAGTCATATGCATAATGCCCAAAAACCAAAAAAAAGAAACATGTCTATCTTGAAGACATGTTCAGTTCAGCTCCAATTGAATTGATAAAATATAATGAACTAGAATATAGGAATCACGTTGAATCACGTTGAATTACGTTCGTATAATCTTTAGTTGGTGTAAAGAGAAGCATTGTACTTCTCCATATCAGCAGAGTAGCGCTCCTTGTCTTCCTCAGACTGCTTCTCATATTCACTCTTGTCTTCAAGAACCTTCCAATCTTCAGCAAGCTTCTTTACAATAGTTGCAAATTTCACGTCCTTGCCGCCAAGGGACTCCTTGACGGACTCACGGTGCTTCTGGCAGTAAAACATGTAAGCGGACTTTACTTTCTTTGGAGAATTCTTGTCTTTGAACTTCTTAATACGAATGGAATCATCCACGAGAAGACCAACGAGACGCTCTGCCTCTTCAGGCTTTCCGAGCTCTTCACATACTTTCTCAATGAGAGAAATGGATGAATTGCGGGTAGTCTCTAGAATCGTGCGCATTGTGTTGTAATAAGCGAGGTGAGCCATGTTTGATATTATATCTTATGCTTGATATGATGTTATGTCTTTATACCTCGAACAACAGCCATTTTTTCTTTTAATAAGAGTAAACCTACTTTTTCTCAACTTCTTTGCGGTAACTCTCTCCGTAAATGATGAGTAATAATAGTAAAACTGGCGGTACTAAAAACATATAAACAGCTAACATGTCCATATTCGAAAATATTTTTACAGCAATCATAAAAGCAGCAGCGATGAAAAGAGCATATGGCCAAGGGATAAGATCTTCCATTTGTCGTTATATAATATACACATATAAAAAAATATATGTATATATTATAACATGTCGAAAAGATCTTTTACCCTCGTGAGTGTCAAAGGTAAATCTGATAAAATTTCGGAGAACCGTTTCGTTTCTTCCAATCCTTCTGGAGCTGCTAGAAAGATGTTCACTCGTCTTTGTAGAGACAAATCGATAAAAGGTGTCTGTTCCTTCGAGATCTCTCTCAAGGAAACTACTCAAGGTTCTTCCGATAAAGTATTTAAGTATGAACTCAAGCGTATTAAGCTCGACAAACCTATCATCCTTAAAAGGGGTGATGCTAAAATCAAGATCGAATACAAGACTGAATTAAAAGCAAAGAAGTAAAAAGCATATAAAAACATCTTATTAACTAATTGTAATATTCATGAGTGAAGAAATATATAGAAAATGGGTAAAAGCAATAGAAACGACTGCCAAGCCACATCCGTGTGCTTTGTACGAATCGTCTATAATGCAATCTGTTCAAACAGATATTGTTAATAATTTAACGATTAATCATACACTCGAAAATTATGAAGAATACATTTCTGATGCTCAATTCGAATCTATTTCAATGTGTGTAAATTCATTGGAGAATATAAACTCTATCACGACAAAATCACGTGGCTTCTTTTTAGGAGATGGAACTGGTGTTGGTAAAACGCGTATTTTAGCAGGAGCTATGACAGAACTTTATTTGAGAAATTCGAACCGCTTTAGAGTTTTATGGGTCACTCCAAATAAGACACTTATAGAAAATGCGAAACGTGAGTGCACAATCGTCAGCAATCTTGGGAATTCCATTCCTAACTTTTTAGATGATTTCGAAGAAAATGACGGTATATACATGACTACGTA